AACACGCTCTGTGAGGTTGTTTTGCTCAGTCTTGTATAACTCAGTCTCGTTAGCCATTTTTGCCAACTCACCATCTTGAGCTAACTTAGTTAACTCCAACTGAGCTTTGGCCTTTTGCTCTGGGTCAGGAATCAGTTTGTCAATGAGCTTGCCGCCAATGTTTAAAAGTGAATCTAGTCCAATCATTTTTTATCCTTTGTCCAAACTGAAATAAGGTTGTGCAGGAATGACACCACAAAAATAAACACAGCACCAATCGTCATGCCGATTAACATATCAATCATTGTTCATCCGATTTGTCAAAAGTTTGTGAAAGTTTAATACCCGCCAATAAACCTATGAAACCCCCAGTAATGGTCTGAAGTACGGGAGTAATCTCTTTAAAAACTTCCGAGTTGTCAACGTCAGCAGAATACAAGCCCATCAACAAAGCAAAGATAATGCCAAGCATGACTAGGCAAAGGGTGGCAGTAACCATCAAGGTCACAGAAAAGGTAAGTTTTTCTCTTAGATCGCTCATTTAATTCTCACGCTAGTTGGTCAATGTTACGTTTTAAATTGGCAATCTCAATGTTTAGAGTTATCTGCCGCATCCGATAGTTGTATATCTCATACTCATATTGGTGAAACTTCTTTACCTGATTGTCAACTTGAACCTGATTTGCACGTTCAGCATCTAACTTTTCAATCCTTTTGACAAACACTTCGGCTTGCGTGGAAGCCATTGGGTGGACTATGGGATACCATTTGTCAAAGCTGACTTTCACTTCTTTTCCCTTTCAGCCGCCCTTGCATAGTAATACAGCACTTTAGAGCGAAGTTCTGCACTATCTGCAACACCAGCCCACGCTGCCAAATTATTCCAAATACCCGCTAGTTGTTCAGCAGAGCAGTTATCACCATTTGTGGTGAGCCACTGCGACAATCTTTGATGCCTCTCCGATGGGTTTCCCAGCCAACTCAGAGCGTAAAAGTCTGTAACTGTGCAAGGCGCTTTTGCACTCGCCCAAAATACCAAGCAAATAAGAAATAGCCAAAACCATTTCATTTCGACCAATAGTGAGTGATGTAACCGACAAACGTAGATATTGCCGACACAAACACCATGCCCATCCAGAACCCGCCACGGCCTTTGTTAGCCAACTCAATCAAAGTGTCCAACTGGCCTTCCATCTTGTCAATCTTTGCCTCCATTGACTCGACTTTTTGCTGAAGCGCACCATATTGGACTAAATCAATCTCGTTCATTTTAGGCTTTCTGAATGTACGCTAAAGAATAGTAAGTCGGAAGGTATGTCCCCACGTTGCTTGTAGAAGCCGCTGTAAAGCCACCAGTGTTGCCAACAGCGTAAGTGTTACCTGACCCCACAACAAACGAATCCTGAAGGTTTGGAGTGCCATTCTGACCATTACAGAGGTAGTAACCAGCAGGGATTGAACCGATCGAGCCAGACCACATAATAATGCCGCCAGATGGCACAGCGCTTACAGCCGCAGTCGTTCCAATAATTCCGTACAAGTTGTCGTAAGTTTGAATAACTGTCAGGTTAGCGTCAGTCAAAACAAATTTGTAATTTGACCCCGCGGTTAGCCAAACCTCTTGTGGTGGGCGGCCATCAGTTTGTAACTGAATAGGATTTGTATTGGCCACATTACCCGTTGAGGTTGTGTAGGTCGACTGAGGCGTGGTCGTGCCTGCGGCATAGGTATAGATAAACCCACCAGCCAAGGGGAGGCCAGTAGTGGTGAAAAATTGGAATCCGTTACCAATAGGGGAAAGATTGACTGCCATGTTTATTCCTTGTTTGCCATGCCGCTTAAATCAATTTTTACGGCTTTTGGTGATTTGCCAATGTCAGAAAGTTTTGTGCCTGCACCAGGCTTCAAAGATTCTTCAGTTTGTTGTTTCATGGCACGTTTTTGAGCCGATTCACGAATCATTGTGCCAACAGGAATCATGCCTGCGCCCAAACCATAATTAGCACCTTTTTCAAGAGCGCCCTTGGCAAATTCTTTAGCACCCGCCACAAATGTATTTGATTGATTGATGTAGCTTCCACGGGGCTGTGCTTGCGTATACCTAGCAACATTACCCAAAGCCTTTAACTGCTGGGCAGTCTGGCCATCAACTAACTCAAGTAACTTAGGGTCAATCTGTTGCAACGCTTTGTTATATCCCGCTTGGCTGAAGTTTCCATTGTTATCAACCACACCAGCTTTGCTTTTTAACCAGTTCACAACAGAAGCAGACACGGCTTGGTGGCCTTCAGAGCCCTGACCGAGTTGTTCCACTAATGTCTGTAAATCTCGCTTATTACCGCCAATAATGTATTTGTTGACAAACTTATCAGGGGCAACATCATTGACCGCGGCATCATATGCGGGGTCTTTTTTGAGCATATCAAAACGAGCTTTAGCCGCGTTTCGTGCCTCATTAGCCAAGGGCTTGAGGGCTTCTGCCTCACCTGACAATGGTAAGTCCTCTAAGGCCGTGCGAACGATACTAGAAGCCGCTTTAGCGTTGCCATCACCTGAACGCTCTGCCTTACGCATCTCAGACGCCAAATTAGTTCTCATGGCTTCAAATTGCTCAAACGTCATTGTCTCGCCATTTTTGTAGCGATCTAATTGTTTGGCCAGAGCAGGAGGCAAGAAGTCAGTCTTTAACTCTTTGCCCAACATCTTTTCAGCATTGATGGCAAACTGCTTTCCGTCAATAGGGAAGTCACCACCCGCGGCATCTTTGAGGGCTTTGTATTTAGCAGATATGTCAGCCGTGCGCGTGTCATCAAGCGTTTTGTAAGAATTGATGATTGATTCAGCGTTCTCTAAATGGTTTGTACCAAACACATCAGGGGCGGCAGTGTCCCTAATGGCGTTCATGTTCTCAATCAACTTACCATTTTGCTCATTAAAACGATTGGCCAACTCAGGGTTTTTGCCTCTCATGTTCATTTCATCAGAAAGCAAATTTACATCTTGAGAGGCTTGGCCTTTTGTCAAACGAACAGGCACAGGCAAAGTATCAGCTTCAACTGCGCGTTCTAGTGCAGGCCTATTAAATTCATGCGCTGGCGTGTTTCTTAGTTCAGCTTGTAACTCAGGACTTGCTTTAGCTAACAAGGCTTGAACAGCCGCTTGGTCTGTTGTGGCCGCAGCGCCCGCGCTTTGCAAACCACCTTTAGCCTGAAACTGTTGTTGCAGTTGACCAGGAGCGCCAACCTGAAGTTCATTGGCATATCTGTTTAAAGTCTCAGCACCTTTTACAAAAGGTTTGGCCACAACGCCCAAGGGTTTAGCGACCATGCCTGGCGCAGCCACTGTAGCCGTTCCAACCATGTTTTGTACGTCAGCAAGCGGTAAGCCTGTTTTAGACGCGATCCACTCAGCACCTTTGTTAATGTTTTGGCCAACAAAATCCATTAACTGGCGTGATGCCTCGCTTTTGTAAGCAGGGTTTTCAGTCACGCCAAACGCTTTGCCAAATGGTTTTTCTAATGCGCTTGTGACTGTTTGGCCATATTCCTGTGCTTTTTCAGGAGTAGTAAAAGGCCGAGTAGCCGCTTGAACCACTTGTCCTGACATTGGCAAAATGCCACCAATAGTTGTGTCAGCCAAAGAAGCAAGCCCTGCACCAAAGTCTTTTTTACCTTGTTGCAAGTTGTTGTAAAACTGAGAAGCCATCTGAGACATTGAAGTATCAGGCTTTTGAATTACTTTTGCAGGCTCACCAGCCGCGGGTGTAGATTCCCACAAGTTAGCCAATGTTTGCTCTTGTGCGGCTTGAGGGGCAGCTTGTGGCATAGCCTGAGGCATGGCTTGGGGAACTACCTTGCCGCCCATCTCACGGGTTAAGGCTTCAATGTCTCTTTGCGCTCTTTGGTCGCCACTGGCCAAGCGTTGTTTTGCCTTAGACATCTCGTCTTGCAAAACAGCCATGCGATCAACTTGACGTTTATCAGATGTTGCCGGTGCAGGGCCGGAATCCCAAAGTTCAGCAAGAGAGGCCATTATTTAATAATCCCCAACATCTTAGCTTGCATGATTTTGTTTGACAGGTCTTTGCGCTCTGCATCTGACATTGAACGCTTTAATTGCGCTACATCAGCGGCAGACATTTCCTGAAACAAACGAGGGTCAGCAATCTTGTTAAACAACTGAAGTTTTTGGTTGTAAACATCAGGATTTGAGGCAAATTGTGCCATGTAATCGGCTTTGGCCATGTTTAATTTTTCCACGCCAATAAGTTGATTGACAACGCCTTTGATAGCGCCTTCGTTCATTTTCTTATTAGGGTTTGCAATCTCAGCCAAAGCGCGAGCCGCATCTGTGTTGCCACCAGCAAGCGCTAACAAAGCGCTATTTTTGGCCAACTCATCCGTGGCAGTTTTTTCCATCTCATAAGCAGGGATGCCGACCGCATTGGCCACACCAGCCAACAACTCTTTGCGGCCACCACCAACGCCTGTAAACGCCTTCTCAGACAGATTGCGGATGTTTTGTAATGTGCCAATACGATTCTGTGCGTTTTTGGCTTTGTCAATAGTTTCAATGTAGTCTTTGGATGCTGTTTCACCGCCTGCTTGAAACATCTGAGTCTGAGCAGGGCCAACGCTAGTTTGCAAAGATTGACCTGGCTGACGTTGTGACAAAGGCCCAAGCAATTGGCCCGCACCAGTTTGAGAATTAACAACTTGTGTTGTTGGTGGTAATTCTGCCTCAATGGATTTGCCCACTTGTGTGCCAGGCGTACCAAACGCAATTGCTGAGCCCATTTGCACAGGAACATTTTTTGCGCCTGTAGAAACCATTGTGGCCGTTGGGAACAACTTATCAATCTGACTTTCAGCACTCAAAGCGCCAGTAAAGTCACGAGCAATCCAAGTCTTTAACGCGTTTGTGTCGTCTGTTTGTGGAATTCTCTCAATAGCTTGATTGATTACACTCTCATCACCACCAACGTTTTTGATGGTTTTTTTGTAGTGATTAACCACGTCATCGCGGGTTAACTTGTCTTCTTGCAATAATTTTACAGATTCACGTTTGACATTATCCAAATGCTTACGAGCATTTTCTAACTTAGCTGAGTTAACGCCAATTTGAGCCGTTTCAGTTTCAGCTTTTTGCTGTGCAATCCGAGTAGGCGCAGTTTCTTCAGATACTTTAGTCTCTGCCGCGGCTTTACGCAACGTCAAAGGATTCATTTGTTGGGCTTGCTGATAGTTTTGAACACCAGAAGCCAAATTCATAATGTCAGACAACGAAGTCTGCTTAGGCACAACGTTAGAGTAACCAGTAAAGAAATCAGCCATTCTTAACCTCCAGGTATAACAGCATTGTTTTGGCCTAACAAACTTGCCAACAATGCCGTGTTGCCAAGATTAGAAATTGTTGTACCCATGTTTTGAGCTTTACCAATAGTAGCCGCTGCATTAGCCGCTGCCAAACCAGTGTTTAGGTTAGTGGTGTTTGTGCCGTAAGCCGTACCCGCGCCAATACCTTGTTGGTTAGCAGTAGAGCCCATGCCCGCAATACCCGACAACGTGTTGTAAATGTTGTTGCGCTGAGTGTTGTAGTTATTAAACGCGTTCTGATAAGCGTTGCCGGCATAGTCTTGGGTGTAGCGATTCAAACCTGTCAGTGTGTTTCCAGACAAAGCACCGCCTCCAACATTTGCCGCACGTTGGTTGGCCATTTGCCCTTGTCCCAACATAAATTCATAGTTAGGTGCTAAACCAGATTTTAAATCATTTGCATCAAACTGATGTGTCAAATATGGCATCTGTTTGTTGATTTCATTCAACGCACCGACACCAGCTTCCTGATAAGGAGCAATACTTTTTAAATTTGTGTTGTAAATGTCGCCAAGAACACCCATAGACTTTTGGGCTGAAGCGTTTTGAATATCTTGACCAGAACTGATTGCTTTGTTAGCAATAATTGAACCAGTAGCGCCAAGCAAACCGCTTCCCAAAGCCGCAATTTGAAGTGGAGAAAGACCTGATAGCAAACCGCCACCAGTTGCCGCGGCAGTACTAGCAAGCCCACTTGTTGCACCATCAACGGCTCCTAATGTACCTGCACCCGCTGCGCCCGCTGCCAAACCAGTTCCAGCTAAACTTGAACCAAGATTTCCCGCAACATTTGCGCCTGTATTTAAACCAGTAGCGCCTAAAACTGAAGAAGTACCAGTTAAACCACCAGTAGGTAGTAATCCATCATTAGTAACTAATCCTGTGGGTGTTTGATATGTCAAACCTTGAGCGCCACCCATGCTTGACATAGATGCTGGGTTTACACCGCCAAAAGAAGATAAAGCACCAGATAAAGTTGTTGACGGAGCGCCAGGGTTTATTGTTAAACCTTGACCACCGCCCATGTTTGACAAATTAGCTGATCCACTAGGTTGTATTCCTTGAGCGCCACCCATATCAGTAATTGGATTTGTGCTTGTGCTGTTGGCCAATGAATAATCAGTAGCGCCAAGACCTTCACCGCCTCTTGGAATTTCCAAATAATTTGGAGCAGTTTGAGGAGTAGTTGATCCTAATGAATAATCAGTAGGCTGTAACTCTCCAATATTTTGTAATGGTGTACCAACAGCGGCTGGAGGCGCAGTATTTGCAAGATCATTTATAGATGTTTGAGGGTAATTAGTAATCTGACCTTGAAAAGGAGGTTGATCAGGAACAGGGTATGAAGTTGCAACTGGGGGGGGAGAAGCTGTGGGGGGCGCAAGATACTGATTAAAATCAGATGGCAGTTCTTGAGGAGTTTGAGAAGGGCCATATTCAGGCCCGCCAAACTGTCCCATTAATTGCTGACCCGCATAACCCAAAGCCGCGCTCTTTAAAACGTCACCAATGTTTCCACCCTGAAGCGCAGTCGAGCCGCCCGCAATCAATGGCGCAAACTCAGGAAAAGCAAGGCTTAAACCGATGGTCGCTAATGAACCAAGGGCAGAGTTGTCATCTTTGATTGTAGAAGTGGAAAACTTAGGGTTGCCCTGAGCATCAAAAGTTACATGGTAGCCCGTGTTACCTTCACCGCCAAAAAGACCTGGCGCTGTGACCGCGCTAGTGCTGAAAGGTGAAGCAATACGCTGACCAGTTTCTTTGTTGCCCAATAGACTTGAAGTAGTGATAGGCGCTGTGTAAACAGTCTGAGTGCCAGATTCTCCGCTAACATCTTGTGCTGTCACCTTGCTTGGGTCAACAATGTTTCCTTGCAAATCAACGTATTGACCGCGGCCATTTAGATTGACTTGGGTGTCATAAGGCACATCCACCATGCCAAGTTGGTTAATATCTGTGATGCCAGATGTGGCCAGATTCTCAGCCATCTTAGCAGCCGCGGCGGGGCTTACTCCACTTGCCGCAATCTGTTGGGCTAACTTTTGACGTGCATTAAGAACAGGATTGACAGGGCCTGCGCCAATATCAAATCCAGCCTCACCATCACCAGACATATATGAATTAGGGTCGAATCGCATTACAAATCCTTAAACATTGTAATAAGGGACTTTAAATGGCTTACCATTCACAGTCACGTTGATAAAGCCAACAGGATTTGCAGGCAAAGTTCCAGACCCAGCGGTGGCCGTTGCGCTACTACTGAAGTTTACCAAATTTAGGAAGAATTGTTGCCATGCCCGTGTAGGTCTTTTTGTCATAGGCTCTAAAAATTCTGACTGTGGGTAAGGGTTGATCTGCTGTGAGGAGGAAATTCCTGAAGTTGCCATTAATTTTCTCCTTGACTAGCTTTAAGGTTAGCGGACACAATCACCGCGTTTACGGGGTCGCTGATTGACACTTCGTAAATTCTGTCACGCGCAGTCCCCAAACGTCTCCAAATGGCACGATTGCGGTACTTTCCTAGCTGTCCGATGCTCACCCAATACTCACGCGACCAAGTTGATCCACCATCATTTGACCAACGAAGCATGGCTTGAGGGTTGGTTGTGGTGGGTGAATTTTGAGTAATCTTGTCGCCAAGGATGTAAACGGCATCAGGGCCGATGGTAAAAGTTGCAGTGGAGCCGATGTAGTAAGTCGAACCAATGTAGATTTCGTTGTTGAAATAAACCTCAGTCGATAAACCCGTAGTTCCAACGCCAGGCTGAAACTGAATCTGCAACTCATCAAAATACTGTCTTTGAAGGTCAGTCACCAAGTGAGGGGCGCGTCTTAATCTACGGATAGTCTGGCCATCATCCGTGAAATTAGTGCGGTCAAGCATATAAATCTTGCCGTTGTCATAGTCTCCGACAAGAACCATGCCCTGAAACAATGTGCAACAGTTACCGCGGTGGCGTTGATAAACGCCTTGGTCGTTCAGATAAAGCCACTTGTGCCACATCTGAGTAGCAACGTCATAAACCCATGTAAGGTTTAAAGAAGGGAATGTCACCACATAACATTCGTGACCCTCAAGCTGATATGTCCACGCAATCGCGTCTGAGATGTTTTGGTTTGCCAAGGTATTTTCAACCGCGTGAGTGGAAATCCTCTCAGGAATATAACCATTCATCTGCATGATTTGTGCTTGACCACGAGAGTTGCGTGAAACGTAAGCAAACGAATTACCAAGACGCGACAAGGAAAACTGTGCGCCTATGCCGTGTTGGGTAGAAGTGCCAGGGATTCTCTGAAATGGAAACGGCACAGCGCCCACATCTGTCCACACCTCAGATGACGCCTCACCCATCAAATAAACTTCGCGGTGGTCAACAATCAAAGCCACCAATTTATCGGGCGCAGCGTCTTTAAGGGCATAACTGACAGAGCTAGAAACAGGGCTTAAAAGATCAGATGCACCCCATTCCTGAGTGCCAGGGTCGTTGTAAACAAAGTAATTGTCCACAATGTCAATCGTATTACCACCGCTAAACGCTCCGTCTGACGATGGCAATACAGAGAATGACAAGGCGTAGAGTGTCCGAGAAGCAATCGATTGAGTGGCGCTGATTGTGTAAGTTCCCGCCCCACCAGTTCCAGTCCCCAAAGCCGTGATAATTAGATTAGCAGAAACACCCGTACCGATGATTGTTTGGCCAACATAAAGAGTGCCACTTGTCACCGCAGTCACAGTTAAAGTCGTGCCTGACATTGAGCCGGTAAACAAACAGCCAACAGTGGCCGTATTAAGCTGTTCAGCGGCAATAGTTTGCGATAAATTGACTGTGTATGTACCTACCCCGCCTGTACCCGTTCCGAGGGCTGTAATGACTGTTTCAGGGGTTATGCCGATACCATAAACAGATTGACCCGCGGCCAACACTCCGCTACTGACCTGAGTCACAGTCAAAGTTGTGCCGCTAATTGACCCTGTGAAAATCGCTGTGGAAGGATTAGAAATTCTCCATGTGTAGCGATAAGCACCATCCACAATGTTGACGTTGATGCCGTTGTCAGATATGCCTACGCGACCTGAATTGGAGTTAAGCAATCCAACAACAGAAGGTGTCAGGTTAGAGCTGAGAACATAGACATAAGGCCCACACACGGCAATCATTTGCTGACCACCCGACAAGGTGCGAACACCGCGGACTTCTTGGGCGTTTGAGAAAACTACTTTTGTAGTAAGACCTGGCGTTGGGTAAAGCGCAACCACCCCGCGATTGCCGCCCTGTTTTAAAGGGTCAATCTCAGGGAAGAAGTTAATACACTCCTGCGATTCTTGGTAAATCGAAGGTGCTTCGTAACTTGGGCCGACAAAACCAAAATCTGCCATTATTTATCCTTAACGCAGGAAACCGCCTGATAAAATCCAGCCGGCATCTTTTGCACGACCCACAAGCAACGCATCCGCATACTGAGCAACTTGTAGCGGCCCCATGTTTTTGCGCTTGAGCGTGGCTTTACCTTGCCCTGCAAACTTCTGAATCATCGCTATTTGCGTTGGTGAGGCTTTGCCGTACATGGGCATCAATCGCTCTGCCAAACACCATCTAATGGCCATTGAATAGCCTTGTGGCAGCACAATCGGAGTGTTCAGGCTTTCATAGCGACTAAAGATTGTGTCGGCAAACAAGTGCATTTCACCCTGAGATGGGTTTGGCCACACGAAAAGGTTTCCTGAATCTTCACCAGGGTTAAAGTAAACCGCTTTTGGCCAAGGGCCGTTAAGCGTCTTTAAACCGATTAATTCGTATTCTTGCAGGGTCAAAACCGAGACAGGATAGTCAAGGCCACCATTGGTGATGGGCTGGCCATTGGAGTAAGTGTTAATCCTGACAAACGCTGAGTTCAGATTTAAAGGCTTTTGGTAGTAAGCGGTAATCGCTGTAGAACCAATTGTTTGGTAAGTGTTTAATTGGTATGTACCAACTTCATTCACGTTACCGCCTGCGCCTGTCAGGAATTGAGTAATCTTCGTTCCCGCAGCGATGCCAGTTCCACTTAAAGTCTGACCTTGAGCAATAGCACCTGATGTAATGCCCGTGACTGTTAAGACGTTACCCGTAATTGAGCCTGTAAAAGCCGCGCCAATAAAGTTGGCGGTGCTTGGATTAGGGCCAATTGTGTATTGGGTTTGACCTGAAATGATCGGAAAAATAATTTCGGTGAAGTTAAACACCATCATTTCTTCGTTCGACCATTGATCGAGCATGTCGTTCAGCATATCAAATGCGTCTTGAGCCGCTTCAGGCGTTGGTGTCTCGCCAGCTTCCAAAGCGCCAATATCTTTTAGCGCCCTAGAAACAATGTCAATTGGCATTACCATGATATGTCCTTAAACAGTAAAAGTGCCAGGCATCCACGGAAGTCCTGATCGCTGTGGGTTTTTAAGCGCATTTAGCTGCTTTTCTAGGTTAGATTTTATGCTACTTACCCCGTCAACGATAGAGGCATCCTCAATCCATTGCACAATCATTTCTTTGGTAACTTGGTCGTATGGCGTCACCATAGTTGGAGAGTCAAACACCCAGTGTCCTTCAGACGCAATTGAGTATTGATCGTCATTCAAAGTGACTTTGTAACTAGCAGACAAAATCAGGCCATCGAGTGATGGCGCATCCATAATGTCCCAAACGTAATTCATGCTGAAGCCCAAGGCGTGCCTGTAGCCTTAACAGGATTTTTCAGCAACTCAATCTGAGCCGCCAATGAAGCCTCTGTCGCTGACTTGTCAACAGCGTTCCACACCCATTCCAAAACAGTTTCTTCTGTCAGGTCTGCGTAGGGTATAGCAGGAGTGCCTTCAGGCCATGAGACTGTTGCGTACGCAGAGGCAGAGTGTTCTCCATCTACTGCTGTTGCTGTCCAATGTGCTGTTGTGACAAAGCCTGTAGCTACGTCACGATCAAGGGTAGAGATTTTCCAAGTGGTAGTCATTTTATTTTCCTTTAAAGATTAGCGGCATCCAAACGTGCCTTGAGAGAGTCAATGATTGTTTGTTGTTCTTGAATAGCTTTAATACAAAGAGAAACCATACTTGCATAATGCAAAGCATCAGGAGTTCCGTCGTTTGCGTAATCAACAAAAATACCTAAACCTACCGAATCTACTTCCTCAGCAATCAATCCACCAAAAGTTTTTTGAGAATCTTTTTCTGAAATGCTTTGATAAGTTACTGGCCTAAGTTTTAATACATCTTCAAGTCCAAAAGTTGCCGTTTGAACATTCGTTTTGTATTTTATTGATGATGTCCCTCTATACAAAACACCACTTGAATCAACATATACGTTTGCAACAGAGCCAGTTGTATTGTTATAAGGCGAATTTGCAGCAGCACCAGTTACAAAATAACCATCACTACGGACTTGAAATAAGCGAGTTGGTGTTGAATTTTCAACATAGACTGCATTGGTTGAAGCTGTAGAATCAGCAGAAACAACAATAACCCTTGCTGTATTACCGCTACCGCCTGTTCCTGATTTGAAGTTACCGCTTGAGTCTATACGGGCACGTTCTGTAATAGCACCACCATTAGCCCTAGTGTGCATTGCAAAGTAGCTTGAGTAGTCACCACTAGTTGCATTTTCTTTACCAATTGACCAACCACCCATACCCGCATAATCACCCGCAGAATTGTATTTAAGTGCCGCCATCATTCCAGACTGAGGAGATGTGTTATACGCATCTGTACTTTGTACTTGCGAATTAAACTTCATACTGCCATCAGTTGTTGCTGGGCCTTGGGATTGAAAAGTTGCATTTGGTGAAGTAGTACCAATTCCCAAAGCACCTGCTGACGTTATACGGGCGCGTTCTGAACTGTTTGTTCCAAAAGTCAGCGGATAACTACCAGTAGTAAAAATTGATCCGTATGCGTCAATCATCTGCATACGCAATGAAGAAGAAATTGTAGAGTTGGTAATTACAATATCATTATTGTTTTGAGTTCCAGATACTTCTAATTTATAACCAGGGCTTGTTGTACCAATACCAAGTTTCCCACTAGCATCCAGAGTCATGGCTTGCGTGAACGTAATAGCGTTTCCTGCTGTGCCTGATGGGGCGTTATGCCATTGATGCTGACCATTTTGCATTTGGTACATCGTGGCGTAAGAAGAAGCTCCATATTTGTATGCAGGGCCAGAACCATAATATGCGTTGTTCATTACACGCATATCTCCAGAACCAGGACTCCAGATTGCATTGCCAGATTGACCAACTTCTAAGGCTTTACCAAGCGTCCAAGCACTAGGAGTAACTCCAACACCCAAATTAGTGCCATCAAACACTAGCGCAGAACCTGTAGCAAGCGCACTTGATGAAGATGCGTAAACAAGCCCGTTAGCAGTAAAGGATGACAGTCCTGTGCCGCCCTTTGCCGTTGTGACAGGGCCAGAAATCATGGTGCTTGTCACAGTAGCGGTGTCGCCCGATGTAATCATTGTTCCAGTCACCGCGGGAACGCTTATCGTGAAAGTAGACGCTGTGTTCGGGCCAGTCAGGTTAACTTGACCACCGAGTGTTGCTTGAAAGACTAAAGTTCCCATGATGTTTCCTTATGGCGCAATGACAAGTTGTGAGGCCGTCAAAGCCCCTGTGCTTGGGTTAAATTGAAGTTTAGTTGACGATGTTTTCTGAGGCAAATTACCCGATGTTGAGGTCACCCAAGTCGGATAAACCACAGCCGCGGTTGTTGTGTCGTCAGTAATCGCTGTATTCGTCGCATTAGTTGCGGTGGTTGCTGTCGTTGCCGAACTAGCATTACCCGTCAAAGCCCCTACAAAGGTCGTAGAGGTCACAGAAGTCAGTCCCGCTATGGTTGTGACAGTACCGCCTAAAGAAACGCTTGTAGAGCCGATTGTGATGCTTGAGTTAGTCAACGCACCATTAGGGATGCTTGTCAGATTAGCACCCGATCCACTAAACCCTGTGGCGGTCAATAAACCCGTTGAAGGGTTAAATTGGTATTTAGTCGAGGAAACATATTCCGTGGCCAAATTTCCCGATGTGGCTGCGGCAAACAATGGATAACGAGTCGCGTTAGTGGTCGTGTCATCTGTGACAGTCGCATAAGCGGTGGGTGTTGACCAAGTTGGTGCGCCCGATCCGTTAGACGTTAAAACTTGCCCTGTTGTACCCGCGGCAGTAAACGCATAAGCCGTTCCTGTGCCATACGCAACAGCACCTGAAGTAGGTGTGGCCGTTCCGTTAGTGCCGCCTCGGTTAATCGCAACAGCGTTTCCGTTCCATGTGGCGCTTGTGATTGAGCCAGGGTAATCTAACGTATTTGTTGACCAAGAAACGTTTGCAGGGGTGAGATCGTGTCTGTCCCATGAACCCGCAGCTATTGAATTTGACAATAAATCAACTCTGGTAATGCCACCACTAGGCACAGAAACAATCAATGTGTTTGAATTGTTATTAACTAAAATTGCACCGCTACTTTGGTTGTTATCAAACTCAAAAATTGCACCATTTACCAACGTGGTTGCATCAGGCAATTTAAATGTTTGCCCACCAGAACCAGTAACTGTATATCTACGAGGTGAACTTACTGTTAATGTGGTTGTTGTTCCAGAAGCCGCAAAATTTGTATAAGCATCGTCTATTGCATTAACAGCAACATTTTGATTTGCATCACGCAACATCACAGAGTTTGCGCCACTAGATGCAGTCACCCCTGTGCCGCCATTCGCAACATTTAATGTGCCGCTTAAAGTGACAGCGCCTGTTGAATTTGTATTAGGCGTTAACCCCGTTGTTCCCGCAGAAAACGTGCTAACAAAATTACCCGACAAAGCACTTGTGGGAATCGTTGTAGATGATGTAACCGCGCTTGATCCGTTGGCGTAAACATACCCTGTTTGGCCAGTTAGGATAAAACTTGATAAGCCTGAGATTGAGCCACCCGTAATCGCAACATTGTTTGCATTTTGGGTACTCATTGTCCCCAAACCAGTAATGTCCGAATTAGGGATTGTGGCTTGACCCGATAACGCAGCAGTCCCATTTCCCTTAATATAACCACTCAATGTCGTTGCACCAGTACCACCATAAGGAACTGTGATTGTCGAGGCGTTCCAAGTACCCACAGTCAGCGTTCCAACGCCTGTAATCCCTGTATATGAACCTGATATACGCGCTGAATCAATAGTTCCTGATGTGATCTGAGTCGCGGCAATAGCGATGTTTGTGTCTGCCAAGGCGGTCAATTGACCTTGTGCGTTGACTGTGGCCGTCAGAGTCTTAGATGCCGACCCCACAGATGCGGCCGTAACGCCCGTATTCGTGATTGAGAACGTGTTTGAGGTAAGCGTTAAGCCTGTACCCGCGTAATACGTTCCGTTGCCTGAAAACTGCACAAAAGTAATCGGAGTGACGTTAATTGTGCCTGTGTCGCTAGAGGTAGAAACCCATGCAGTCTGCGCTTGGCCACCATTTAGGATGACAGTGTATGCGCCTGGCACTTCTGCCCAAACATCCATATCCGCTGATCGAGTCCATGCGCTTGCAGATGCGTTGTAAATGCCGTTTTGTGACGATGTGCTTTGATTCTTTACTAGAACCCTATCACCCGCCAAGGTTGTATATCCGTCAATTGTCTGTAAACCTGACAACGTAATCGAAACGGATGTGCCGCATTTAACCGCTTGCTTGGGGCTTAAACCTTGGGCAATTTGGTCAACATAAAACTTATTGGCAATGTCTGTGTTGCCAGTCGGAGAAGTCGTAATCTGACCTGTTGTGGTCAAAATATTTGTAAACGTACCTGTAGAAGGTGTGATGCCGCCAATAACGCTACTGTCAATTGTGCTTGCCGTAATGCTCAATCCAGACTGCTGAGGATTGATATTAGGGTAGAACGGAGTTCCCGCAGGGCCGATGAGACTGACCAACGTAAATGTTGGCTGTGGCCCAAAGATGCCCTGAACAGGAACTATGTTGATCGTAGATGTACTGGCGGCATTGGTCATTACGATTGATCCACAGCGGGAGTCAAGTAAACAAGGCTAGGGCCAGCGGCAGAACCGATAGCCGTCACATAACATGGTAATTGACCACCGATGGGAGGACACGCCAACACGACAGGAACTGTCATGAGGGGAGGCAAAATAAAGTCTCCAGGTGTTCCATCAACGGGCAATGCCGCTGTATCAGATGAAAGCTGACTAAATTTAATTGCTACGCTTACTGCACCAAAATTCATGCAAGAAACGTAGTTAATCAAATCGTTTGTGTTAGCTGTCAACTGCACCGCAGCGTGAGCAGAACCCGTGACACTAAGTGCCGTGGTCTTGCCACCAATTCGGATGACAGATGTATTAGCCATGATTAGACAACGCTAGAGGGGATTGGAGAGTCTTCGCAAGACTTGATGCTCACCAACATGGTCGCAGCGGCTTGAGTCACAGAACCGCCAGTCAAGTTGATTAAACGAACTGTGATTTGGTTGTCGGTGTTTGTGTAAACGTTACCGATACCAACGCCAACAGTCATAGCGGCATCAATTTGAGCCTGAATCTTATCGGTAGCTTTCACGCCACCAATAGCGATGTTCACTTCTGTGGTTGTTGTGGAAAAAGTTGTGCTTGGAAACGTTGTTTGCACAATGGTGTGAGCCAACACGTTGCCACGGCAAATGGTGGTTTTTGACATGATTATTCCTTTTAAGAATGAGTAAATTATAGCGTTAAACGAAAAAAAGCCATCCCTTTTGAGGATAGCTTTTTCCATTTATTGCATTGCAACTTAGGCTGTCAAGCCCTTGTTTTTCAATGCAGTAATGATGGCGTTTACCGCTGTAGCGATTTCAGTACCAGTGGCACTGTTGCTGATAGCAGTAATGGCCGCGGCTTGAGCCACGGGGGTTGCGCCATGAAAGCCAACCAATTTGGTAGAAGAGCCGCCCAACAAAACGCCATTGGAAGCGTCACCATTGAACAGGTAGTTTGCGGTTACTGTGGTTGATGGTCCAGGATTTGCCATGATATTTATTCCTTAAAAATGGTTAATTAGGCGGCAATACGGCAAGACAACTCTGGGTACAGAGGCGCCCAGCCATACAAAACATCCAAACGTGTGGGAATGGAGTCGTTGTTGATGGTGTATTGACGAACAACACGCATTGACAAACCAATCTCTTTGTCAGAGGCGCGACCAGCAAAGTGGACCCCGTCAGGTAGCTCGAGATCGCAGCAGGCGAGCGTAAATGCATTCCTATGCATCATAATATTCTGAGGACTTGATACTCCAGTATTATTAAATGCTGTTATATTTTGTGAACCAGAAGAAGTGATGTTTACGTTCTGGAACTGACCGCCAGAGATGATGGCAGGGCTAACAACAACAGAAGTTGCGCTAGTGCCAACAGCAGTGGTGGACTGAACCACGAAGTTACGCAATTTGCCGTATGACTGACGATTCTGTGGGTTAACAGCAAACACACCAGGGATTGTGAACACGTCACCAGCGTTCAGGGTAGAAGCTGAAGATGCGGTCAAAGCGATGGTGGAATACTGCGCCCAACCAGAGGTCAGGAAGCCAGTTGCGGTGGTCACGTTGCAAGCGATGGTGTTAGCAGACCATGAACCAAATGTCTGAGACACAACGTTCTGATCCAACTTCCAATTCACGCCAGCAGAGTCACGACCCATCAAGCCCTTGCGATACTGCTCGCCAATAGCTTCTTGGGGTACGAACAAACCTTTCAAGCTGTCCACGATGGTTGCGCTTGTGAAGGGCTCAACGATACATGAACGACGGCCATCGCGGGGTGCGCCTTCGGAGTCAAGGTAAGCGCCAGCGGTCAGATAAGTAATCAGACCAGTGGGGGGCGTACCGGCAACACCAACGATGTTTGCGGTTTGTGAAGCAGCCAATGACAGACCATCGCGGTCAATCTTGTTGGCAATAGCGGCAACAGCAGGCTTCAACACGCGGTCAGAGAACATGTCCAAAGACAATGCCAAATCTTGTGTGGTGAACTGTGTGTCAACGTGGAACTGAGTGCTCAAGGTAACGGGAACGCTTGTCTCGTTGAAGTCTTCAACGTTCAAAGCAGGGCCAGTAGTACCGATGAAACGGCCAGGTCTACGAACGTTAACTGTGTTACCAATTTTGCCGCCAACGACAGCGAATTGGTCATCATAGTTACGATCGACTTCAGAGGTGAAAGTCAACTCATTTTCCAAGACCATCAACGCTTCGTTGGTGATCTTGCTAATGGTAAGCAAGGTATTGCTCATGATTAATCCTTTAAATTAAAAAACAAATTTATCTAATCTTTCCGGCCTTACGGGCTTCTTTCCACGCTTGGTATGTGCCATGAAATGCGCCATTCGCATCTATTTGGACACCCATCGCATTTCCAGATGCTCTGATCGGATTGATCGGAGGTGGTGCTTTACTTTTACCCACAGGATTACTAGGCGCATTTTCAGTTTTCCTCTCAAAACGCGCTTCCAACCTACCAATCTCGCGTAGCGCGGCACTTGCTGACATTGTGGTGATTTTCTTGGCTAGATCTGCATTGTCCGCCAATTCATAAAGAATTCGTGGCCCTGCATCACTCTCCAAAATCGCATCACGAATATGGTCAGGAACG